CCTCAAGCGCGAGCGTGGCGCGGTACAGACCCGGCTCCAACGCAACCGTAAGATCATCGTCATCCTGCAACGTTGTCGATGATGTAACAGACTCAGGTGCCGCCTTTCGGATGTAGATATACGGACCTGATGTTACATTTACATCTCTGCTAATCGACGAAATAGATCCCCCGGACGTTACTACTAAAACAAGCAACAGCGCATTGCCGGGGTTTGTGCCAGTTGTGTTGACCGTAACCGTTCCGTTCGGCTCAATCCACACGTAGTTCGTCGTATTGTCCGTCATCGTCTTTTGCTGCGTGGCATCTGACGATATATGGTAGCCATTGACGAAAGCATCTCCGGATGCGATGTCGATAATCAGACCGCTGCTGATCGTGACATCAAAGCCCTGTGTGGTCCATGCGCCACCTGCGGCGATAGCGTTATTAAGACCCTGCCATGCGGCTTCGGTTACGCTGTCGTTGGTCTCTGGAAATACGGTGGTAGCCATTATGCGTCAGCGAAGGTTAGTGTCCATGTGATCGTGATGCTTTTCGTTGCATCCTTTACGATTGTACTCGACAAAATGGACCGACAAAACATCGTGCCGCCGGATGCCTGATCGAACATCCCAACTTCGGCAATGGTATTCCCGTTGGCCTCTGTTTTTCCAAAAAATGCCTTGAATGTGGCAACCCCATTCAGGGCTGAATCCGAAACGATAGCGTTGCGGTCCACCTCTGCCCCGAGCGCGGTATCTGTTGTCGCTGCCGCTGTGTTATCAGTTCCGATGCCGATGTGTGATGGGAACGCCGTACTGTCCTGTGCAATCAACGCCGCGATCCGATCACGCCCGCCGTTCACGACCACGTTGTCCTGTTCAATGACGCGCCCATCAGAGACTTCGATTTTAACGTGTCCTTTGATTTTCATTTTATCCAACATCGACCAGTCCGATTATTGCGGTTGCGGCTCCGACAAGGAATCCACTTGCGGTTGTTGTTGCCCCGGCTGCCGAATCTGAGATTGTGACAGCATCAGCTTCTTTATTCAACAACCGAAGGACCTCATTGTCCCTGACCACGAATTTACGGTCCTGTCGGGTCTTTTGCTTCCAGTAAGACCACCCGGCAACGGTCTGCGTGGCGGCGGCAGTTACGTCAAAAGATAGCTGCCCGTCATGTCGTAAAGATGCTCCGATCCTTTCGATCAAAAAGTTGGCATCAATGCCATGCTCGGGAAGGTTAATGTTTTGCGTCTGCCCTGCTTCGAGATTGACCTGATCTGTTGTATAGCGGCAAGTAATGCGGGGCTGTGAATACTGGTTGAGAATGGACTGCACTTTTAGTTCGGCGGATTCGGCATTGTCCACATCAGTCGCATCGACAACAGATACGTATTGACCAAGACCGGATTCTATTGCCTCGCGTTGCGAGATGCTTTCGTCGGAAATAGCATTCACAATAATAGGGAATCTTGCCTTGTATGTAATCCTAATTTTGTCCGTAGACGACAGAACAGTACCTGCCGAATCCTGTGTAATTACTGGTGATCCGCTGTTATAGTACCAATCGCTGACAGTCCCAATCCCATTAACGCCAACTGTTTGGGCGCTATATCCGCTGCCTGTATCAACTTCTATTGTTGGTGTTTCGCCTATTTCTGCGCCAACCACGAATGTTCTTTTATCACCATCGCCACGTTGCACTTCAATGGTATCAACTTCGTCAGTCGTTGTACCCGCCCTCAGATATACAACGTTTCTGAAACTGCCGCGAACGGTAGAGAACTCTATCGACTTATAAGGTCTGTTGGAAGATGTGATTGCAAAAGGTGCGGGAGCGGCTTCAACGGATCGAAAGTTTAGTTTTTTGTCCTTGTCGATATTCCAGAAGAAGCCGCTGATCTCTGCCAACTCGTCAAAGATCAACTCATAGGACACGTAGTTCCACGGCATATACTCAATATATGCGCCATCATCTATATCCCCGGCGGTTATACCGTAGCCAGAAAGACCGGGCGAAGATACTGAAGATGAGATCCAACTTCCGGCAGTTTGCGCGGCAGTAGCATCTGCTACAATTTGCCTTCCTGCAATTTCGGAGAAGTCAATGCAACGATAGGTAAAGCGGATCGTCGTTAGTTCTCCTATTGTGATGTCTGTTTCGGAAATGCTTTCTACCGTTCCGCCCCAGTAGCGAGTCTCCTGTGATAGTTCAAGCGTCCCGCCGCCGGACAGTTCGAGATTTCCACCGCCTGATAACTGCAAAGGAAAGCCGCCATCATCGTAAACAAATACATCCTCTCCCCACGTGCATGACGGACTTGTGCCTATCTCCTGAAAGGACAATGTGCCGCGCTGTGTAACGGCATCCTCATACCGGAAAGACTCCTTTACAAAGTCAACATCCGTACCCGCTTGGTTTTTGATTGCAATTGCCATTAGCGGTTGGTTCCGTAAATCTCCAGTTCCTGTGACCAGTACGGCATCGTTGCGGTGGCGATGGTCTGACCGTCAAGGTTGACGTTAATGGTCTGACCCCCTGTGGTCATACCCATGCTGCCCATCACGCCGGATGTGTTAGCCGATCCACCTGTACCCATGTATCCTTGCAAGCCAGACAACCATGTTGGCGTGCCCGCTCCATTCATGCTGCCACCTCCGGCTGTACCGGATAGCCAAGATAGATCCACACCGCCCATCAGGTTTCCTGCAATTGTAGCGTAACCGCCCGATGCGATTTGCTGCTGTATCCACTCGTCGCGAGTTATTCCCATGCTAACCCACGGAGTCTCAGAACCACCAAAACCTGCCAGCCTGTAAATGCTATTTCCTAACACGTAAGCCAGAGCGAGTTGGGTTGCAACAGGTATACCCGCCAACATACCCGCGCCGCCTCCTGCACCTGCTGCGCCTGCGCCTGCTCCTATACCCGGTACGGTCACGGGCGGTACGCCTGTGACGCCGCCGCCAATGGTGATACCTCCCCCCGCCGCACCTGCTCCCGCTGCCGCTGCACCACTTGTTATTCCAAGCAGCGTACCAAGTTTTTGTACTATACCAACAATGGTATTGAAGAACGTGATCCACGTTTCCGCTTTGAGAAGGACCATCAGAGACTGCATACCATCAAGAAATATTGTGGTCTGCTCTGCTGCATACCGCAATCCCTCGACGAACTTAAAGAACTTGGAATCCTTGTCAACTTTCAGAAGCGTCAGCGTATCTTCGACGTTCCCAAAATGATGAGAAAGGTTTGCGCTCTGATCCGCCGCATCCTTGAAGTCCTCCTCAAGCAATCCAAAGGCGTGTTGCAATTGGTAGAACCTGCTGACCTCGTCGACATCCGGTATTATTTCCTTGATAGCGTCTGCCGTGTCCTCAATGCCTTTTAGATCCTCGGGGGTTGCCTGAAAAGCATCAATGAAATCCTCTGCTGCTTGCTTGGCTTCTTCCGTAGGTGTTTGGACACCCTGTACAGCAGCGATGATCGTGGTATTGTCTGGCATGATCTTGAAAAGACCATCGACGCTATTTTTTAAGTCTGTTACATCATCCTCTGTATCGCCCAACGTGTTACTTACCGAATCCGCATCATTTACAAGCGGATCAGCAATACCTGTTTTAAACGCATCAAAACCACCGAGCGCCTCGGTAAGCAGTTCTCTAAGGCGATCACCGAATGACTTCTTGCCCTCGCCCTCTCCCATGGTTGCGTCTGCCGCATCCTTACCAGTATTCGGGTCGATATTGGATGTAATATCCGTATCAATCGTGTCGAAGAAGGCAAGCACCGCGTCGATGTTTGACTTGGGGATTCCCTGAAACGCTTCCCACGCTTCACTCCATTTACCTTTTGCGCCAAAGGTTACGGTCTTAATTGTGCCTGATGCTTGCTGAAGGGTTGTGTCAACCGTTGATGCAATAAGCGCAAGCGATGCCGCCAACTGGTTGATGCCATTTGCAACGCCAGAGGATATAAGACCTGCAAGCGTTCCGTTTTCGCCAAGTGCCGCCTCTGTCACGTCCTCAGCCGCATCCCATGCAGTAGTAAACAATTCTGCTATTGAACCAAGCGCACCGCCAATAGCGGTGATGAGGCCAGCAAATGTTGTTGCAAGAGTTGTCTTTACGGTTTCGCCATTAGTGTCCCACCAACCAATGAATTGCTCATAAGCAGTAGATACTGCTGTCTTAAGCGTTTCCCACGCAGGTGCAAACGAAGTGGTTATCTGATCTCCAAACGTTTTGAACGCTGCCTGCACAGAGTCGGAGCCACGAGTTAAGCCTACAAAAATCGCCGCTACTGCTGCCAAGCCCGCCACGTATGGGTTAAACAATCCCATCGTCAGCGTAACGGCTCGCATGATAGCAGAGAATCCCGAAGCCATGCCCCCAAGCGTGAACACCAACGGTCCCGCCGCCGCCGCTACCCCTGCGAGGATGATACCGAGTTTCTTTGTCTCTGGATTTAGGTTCTGGACAAAATCGACCATTCCCTGAAGCCGACTCACCAGTTCGCTTGCATAAGGCAGAAGGAGTTCACCAATGGTTACCCCGAGGTCATACGTGGCATTTCTCAGTCTTTGAAACTGATTGGCGAAAGAATCCGATGTGCGGATCGCATCGCCCTGTGCATCAGTTGTCCCTGCCATGAGCAGGTTAAGACGTGCTTGTACCTTTGCTTGGTTGAGTTGTGCGCCCGTCAGTTTATCTGCGCCCATTCGCATCAACTCCTGCTTGAGCGATGCCTCGTTGATAACAACGCCAAAGGCAAGAGCGTTCTCGTGCGAACCAACGAGCGTACCACGCAGACGAGCGAGCGCCTCGTCCATCGGCATATTGTTGAAGGAGCCAAGATCAACCGCGAGTTTGGCAACCTGTACCGATAAATTACCCGCCTGCTGTTCTGTATATCCAAGCGGCTTAAATATATCACCAAGTTGCCCCGCCATTCCCTGCAACTCGTAGCGGCTCCTTCCAGATGCGCGAGCGAAAGCATCAAGTTGCTTTGTCACATCGCCGCCCACCGTCTTAAATACGGTGTTAAACTTTGACTGCATTTCCTCGGCATCCGAGGCGGCTTTTACGGCAGCCGCGCCAATGCCAACAAGAGGAAGTGTAATCGCGGTAGTTAACTGTCGCCCGGTGTTGCGAAGATTAGACCCAACCTGTTTCAGTTGGTTTTCTAACTTCGCCATGCCCTGTTGGAACGACTTGATGTCTGCCCCAATCCGAACGTCAAGTTGTGCGACCGTAGCCATCTTCCAGTATTGCTTTTGCCCGTTGTCGGAGTTGCTGATATTCAGCCATCCTCATGACAGGCGTTTCCTGTTTCTTTAGTTGGCGGTACATAGCATCAAGAGGCTTCTGCCGTTTGCCCGCCCTAAACAGCATCAGGTTTTCGAGTTGCTGCGCTATGACGAAGGTGCGCTGCCACTCCAATTCTTGATCCTGTTCGATGCGCTCTCTAACGCCTGCAAGCATGACGTTAATATCCCTTAGTGAACACTCATCGACCTGTGATGGTGTCATGCCGAGATAGGCGGCGCACATCTTGTCAATGGCTACTAAATCAGGAAAGGGTGCCGAGGGCTTATTACCCCCGGCTACCCCTTTCCCTCATCAGTTTCACCGATAGAAGATAGACCATCCGTCATGCGGCGAAGGGCTTTGCCAACGGCGGCGAGTACCGCGCCCTCGTCGGAGTTAGCCATCGCGATCATGAACTTGTCCTCCTTGAGAGTTGGAGCGTCTACCAAGCAGCCTACGTATGCAATACGTGCAAGGTCTGCAAGGCTTGGACTTGCCATCTGCTCAAACGTAAAGGTCAGATTGTGCTTGATCTCTGCAATCCTAAAGGCGGCGGGTCCGAGTTTTAGCGTGTACTCTTTCTCGCCGACTTCTATCGTTACGGCTTCAGGATGGTTGTCTTTCATCGTTGTTCAGATTAGCTGGTGGTTCCTGTGCCCTCCGTAACCGTCCCAGATGCCTGAATGGTAGTCGAGAACGTGGAAGGCGATTCATCGCTAAATGTAAGCGACAGGTCGGTAATCACGCCACTACCGTACCATTCCGTATCACCGGAGTTGGTAGAAGTAAGCAGAAAGTATACCGTACCGTTTGCAGCCTCGTAAGCGTCCGAAAGTTTCGTATATCCTGCATCTTCGGTGTGATCAAAGATACCAGACATAGAAACCGTTTGGTTGCGCCGTCCTGCGATGAACGCCGAGTCATCCCCGTTGTCCTTTGTTGATACGTCGATAGCGCCACGAGAGCGCGACAGAGAATGCTCAGTTGCCAGACCTACGAGAGAGTAGTTGGCATCATTGGCTTCGTCTGCTGCTGCTGGTGCGGAGGTCGCAACGTACAGCCAGTAATCCCGAGCGGATTTGTTTTTAGCCATTGTCCTGTTGGTTTAATTTATCCCGTAGGTCGGGAAACGTGTTTTCGAAAACAGACGAGTCTACGGAATAAATCCGACCCGTTGCCTCTGCCAGTTGCTCAACGCTCCACATATTTGTGTCGGTCTTTATGTCCACCAAGTCGGCGGCTTGCTCGCGGCAGTTTTGTATGTACTTAAACTTGCAAGGGTATGCCTTTGTTTGCATACGGTTGGTAAACGATCTGTCGAGGTATCTGTTCAGACCTAAATCCCACGGCTGCCAGTTTACCCGGTCAAGTACATCAGAGGTAGCGATCATTCCCGCGCCGGGATTGTGGCGCTCCCCGTAGTACGCCTGCCTATTACGGGTGTCGTAATAGTAGAGGTCTTTAAGTCCGACCACATCAGCGCCCAGATCAATGTGGGACAGGGATAGTCGTATAGCGTTTGCGGTCATTATATCATCGGAGCCTACAATCAAGACTGCATCTACCATACCCTTAAGCGCCGCCATCCCCGCGTTCCACTTGTCGGACAGCGGCAGGTTGTCGTGTTCGAGGTATTCCCATCCCGCATCTTCTGCAAGGCTCCTGCTAACCTCGCCTTCGCTACCGACCGCCAAGCGGACACAATGGGCAGGCGATAGGTCCAAGTGGGCATAATGATCCAGAACAATGCGAGCGATAGCGTGGCGTTTCCATAGCGTTGTCAGTATACCGAGGGTCATGCAGTCTGTGTGAGGATGAAGCGCACTCGGTACGGCACCCCCCAGTAAACCTCATTGGCTCTCATGTCATCGCGCAGAATCGGACCGCCGAAGTCTGGGTATACATCTGATACCTCGTAGCCCGTCACCGTATACACAACGTCCCGGTCGGTCAGAGCGGCGAGTCCTGTCGATGCGTTAGCCTGCGCCGTGTTAGGGTCTGTTGCCCACGAAATGCAGGTGTGCGTGACCTCTGCTCCTTCGGTTGTCTTGGTCGTGAGCGGTCCCGGTATAAAGGTTGCGTCACCAAAGACCGTGTAAGGCGGTGTAAGACCCTCGGGCGGGTTGACGTATGCCGTGACACCTGCTGCGTTTAGCAGGGTCCAGATCTCGTCCTGTACTGCTTTGCGTGGATCGTTCATTTAAGTTTGAGTGCTGCGATCATTCTGCGACGATGGTCTGCACGATTAGCCTCTGCCGCCGGGTTCATGAATGGCTGCGCCTTGTTGCCTCGGGTTATAACGAACGATTCGGTTGCCTCGTTATAGTAGACCCACGGCGTTGTTCGGTGTCCTCCTTTTGGGTTCTCACCGTAGATACCTGTACCGAACTCGACAAACTCAGAGTAGTGCGCCTTGCTCACAACATAGGCTTCGTAGTTACGGGTCGGCTCGGCAACGATCATGCGGCGAAGCGAACCGCCACGCGCACCCATGCCGCTGCCGCTTTGCTTGTTGACAGGGGCGTTCTTAATGGCATCGTTGCGGACCAACTGCTTCGTAGTGTTTATCTCCTGCACAATGCGATCCTGCGCTTGCTCGCTATATTTGGCGATGTCGCGCATAGCCTTCTCAAGACCTACGACCTGAACATCCACTTTTGCCATTAGCCCTGCCTCTCCGTCTTGACGATCATAAACTTGTCGCGGAAGTC